TGGGTTTCCTGTTTCAAGCCAGCATACTCCGCATAGTTTATAGTTCTGATTCAAATTCTTTGTTCTTCTTTCTTAGGTCTTTAACCATATCTTCTAGGTCTGCCCTTAAATACTTCTTGGGCTTTCTAGAGCTAGTCAGCATCTCATCACAGAAGTCATCCCCATACATACTCCTCATGTACTTAGAGTAACCTTCTCTAACGTGAGTCCTGTGCCGCATACCGTACTGGTTACAGCCAGCACACTGAGGATGTATGTTCTCCTCCATAATCTTGGTGGCTTGCTTACCCCTTTCTATCCAATGTCCACCCTGCATATCTTTCCAGTGATACCACTTATTACATGATACACACTCTATAAAGCCATCCTTCTTAGCAGCTACAGCCGCCTTTAATCTAACGTGTTTTTGTAATAACTTAGCTACATCATCTATCAAAGCTCTAAGTGTTTTCTTCCGCATATCACTCTCTTAAATATTCTAAGTTAGGCTCTATAACCTCACTCTCCATGAGCAGGTCTATGTAGTGTTTGGCTTTTTTCAAGTCCTCAATACCATTCTTGCTCCTCCACCTAGTAACATACTTAACCACGTTGGCTTCGCAGTAACTTAAATTGTTAGCCTGGATATACTCTATGGGCTGAATTTTAAAATCCTTATAATGATTCCCACCTACTTGTATGTCTTTTGCTTTCATAAGTAATCTAGGTTATCAGTAACCTCTCCGCTCCTCTTCTTCTGTTGGTGTTCCGTAGCCCTCTTCATGGCTAGTATCTTGTTGGACTCGTCATAGGTATTCCAGTCAATCACATCTTTGTAATACCTGCCACAACCAACACACCAGATACTCCCCACGGTAGAGGTAGAACATATACCTCTACAGGGATTCCTAACCTTAGCTACACCTTCGGTAAAGGGCATAGGATTGGAAAGTGTTTGTTCACACATATCTCTACGGGCCTCCCGTATCTTTCCTCTAACTTTCCGCAGTAAGTGCGAAAAGAATTAATTTCATCTTTTTTGTGATGGATACACTGCTCACAGTGTTCAAGGATATTTAGCTCGTCAAGTTGTCTCATGGTGTTACCGTTACTCTACTAATCTCGCCTTTTTCTTTATCATAAGTGATTGCCAATGCGCCTCTTTGAGAATGCTCAAATCCTCTAGCACCGTAGGCATCTCTAGCGTTTAATGTGGGGTGTCTCTCTATCACCACTCCAGACACCTCTACTACTTCTTTGGTGTGGTAGTGTCCTGTACTAATGTAGATATGCTCAGTGTTAGCCATCTGACCACGGAACCTTGGCTCAGAAAAGAACTTCCCAGCCAGCCCCCTAATCTTAGTTAGGTGTCCATGATGCCATCCCAAGAAGACATTGCCCCAAGTAAATGAGTAGTATGGGAACACACTATCATCTACAGTGACCCTCTTGTTCTTTTTAAATGCCATCTTCATTATGGCTTGCAACCAGACAGACCCAGTCAAATCGTGATTACCCTCGCACATTACTACATGAACGTGCTTATGCTTATGCAATAGCATTTCTACCGCCCTTACACAGGTTTCTACGGCGACTTGGACTAACTTAGGGTATCTACCATCTGAATCAAGAACGTGCCTATTTAGGGGCGTTACAGAGGTCAAACCGTCCCAGTGGAGAAAGTCTCCCATTTGAACGAATACTGCCTGTTCAGAGTCTGGGGTTCCGTTAATCATATCCCCAAATGCTTTGTATAGAGTATCCTCTGCTATCTTAATATCCCAGTCAGCACCAGTCTCTTCGTTCCAAGAATATGCGCCTATGTGATAATCAGTGATTGTGTAAACTGAGCATAAATCTGCATTAACTTTTTTAGGAGCTTTGACTACGGGCCAGGGTTTTATATTCTCTTTGAGGTTGTCACATAACTCCCTCATCATTTCTTCTTGTCTTTCTTTATCTACCTCTGTCTTGACCCATTGAATTTTGGCATTTCCGTCAGAGTCAAGAAGTGTAGACTTGCCTTTTAATTTATATCCGTCAGGTATGTGATTGTCTGATTTTTGCCAGCCTTTCTTAGCTGCGTTACTTTCTACTAATTTCTTACAGGCTCTTACATTATAATCGTTACATCCAAGTTCCTTTGCAGCAGCAGCAGAAGTTCCAAATTCTATCCATGCTGAAATGTATTCTTTTTGCTTATCTGATTCGCAATACTCTAATAGTTGCGGGTCTGGAGTTGCCCTAGCATTTACATTATCCCATTTATTGCCCATATCTATTCCTTAATTGGCTTCAATGTGTCGAAGTAAAGGCCATTCATTAAGCAGTCCCTTGTCCTCAATGACCTAACTCTTAAATCTTGTGCTGTATCAACATTTTTTCCTATGAACATGGTTTGGTAAAAAGCAAATCTTCTGGAAAGAAGCTCAATACTAAATTCCTTAGACATCAAAGGAAAACCACTGTTAATAATTTCTCTTATGTCTTCTTTTTGATTAGACGCAAGAAGGTATGGCTTGTTCTTTTCTATGTATGATATTTCTTTATTAGTAAACGCCTTCCTGCTCTGATTAAGATTCTTAATCTCGTATGGGGTTAGCTCATCAGTCAAGGATTCTTTAACCTTTTGTCTGTCAAATATTCTGAGCTTTGGTATTTTCAAGGTATTCTCCTTTTGCCTCTAAAATAAGTCCATCCTTGGCGCAAAAGTTTTGCATCCAGTCCAGGAAAAAAGTCATCTCCCCTACTGTCCAGTTAGCAGAACTTGTAACCTCTGCCTTCTCGCCTCCCTCTGGGTTTTTAATAAACCTTAGAAGGAACTTCTCTTTAGTGTCAGTGTAACACTTAGTTTTAAGCCACCGATTCATGCCCTCATACATGGCATCATCAATGTCTTCTGTCTTCCAGTTATGCTTTGCAGCCTCTCTTATCCAAATGGCTTTAAGGGCTTTCTGAGACAGGGAAGAGAGGGTGAAGTCCTCCACCTTCATCCCCCCGTCAGAGTAAGCTATGTTAGCAAAACCAGTCTTTTTGATTAGCTTATCAATGTCCTTAAAGATTTTCTTTAAATCTGAAAGGTCACTAGCTACCGCAGATACTGGCATATATCCTCCGCTTTATAACCCATTGCCTCACAAACACTAAAGAATGTAGAGCACCTCATATCTTTCCTATTCAGCATAGCATTGTAGTTAGATGAAGCCATTCCAATATCTTTAGCGATTTTGTATTGTGAGACTCCAGAAGATTCGTGGAGACTCCTTAGCACATTCCCAAAATGGTCTACCACGGAACATCCTCGAAGCTATCAGTAGATTCAGGGGCTTTAGCTTTAGCTTGCTTCTTTTCAAAAGAAAAACTAAGCACTGGTCTTTTGGGATTATCTGAAGTGTCGTTCTTCCAGGCACTCACTAGATAGTCAGTCCCTCCTATGTTGCACTCGCCTTTTAGTGCTGGTGCTTTAGGGTTATCGGTTTCATTCTTCCAAACTGCACCTCTGTTAGTGTTATCGTATTGCATTTATTCCTCCGAATATTTATTGACTAATTTTTCAATTTCATCCACTACTTTTCTTAGAGTTTCATCAAGGCAAGATATAAAATATTCGTCTCTATCCACTCTAACTATCAAGGGCTTCATGTCTGGATGGTATGCCATGAAGTCCCACCACTTCCTACCAGTGATATACATACAGCCTTGAACCTGCTGAAAGTATTTACTGGGCAATTTACCACCTCTTAAATAAGATACCATAGTACCTCCCAAGGGTGACTTGATTTCTAAACCTCCATCGTCACCAATCAAACCATCTGGGCTTGCACCAGCTTGATAATCATCATGAAGACAGAAGCCTACTTCCTGAACTTGGTTCCCAGTCTCTATGATGTACCTGTCTCTAGCGTAGGGTTCCAACTCAGTGCCACGTTGCATAGCATCAGTTACCTTTACATAAGTAGATTCACCTGTAATAGCCTCTGCTACCAGCGCATCAACATAAGCCTTGGCCTGAGTTGACGGTGTTCCGTTTATTTTTAAAACTTTAGAGAAGTTAGAGGCAGACGGTACTCCCAATCTAGCTTTTAACCACTCCTCACTACCCTGTTCGCA